GCCCCCGCTCCTGGAAACCCCCCAAATCTATCAGAATTACTATAAGACCGACAAGTGGTTAAAGTTTTATCACAAGTTGCCCCTACTCCAACATACCCACATAGTGTTCCTTTGAAAATAAATCTACAATGATTTTTCAAAATCCTCATAATGGGAAATCTTTTATTAAAAGGATTCGCAGCCCCTAATGTAAAAGTAGCCCATTTAGAATTAGTTTTAGGTTGTTTTAATTCAAATAAATGTTCTACCTCCGGAGTGGCTGAAGCTAAATTTAAAGAATTCAAAACATAAATATTAACCAAAACAGGACTAAATCCATTTGTTTTAATATAAGTATCATACGCTTGAATGTAAACTTCCATTGCACGACTAATATTACTAACTCTAATATCTACTCTAGGAACTTCCCCAGAGGATACATCACCAACTTCATCAATTTCAAATGGAAAAGCTGACCAAGTTTCTCCATCCCAAGTTATAGCTTCATTATTTCTAACCAAGCGAATGGGAGTTCCCAACCCCGGAATAGTAATTTTTAATGCTAATAGCCAAACAGAATTACCAATTAATTTATTCTTTTCTTCTATAGCCGTACTGCTAAGGGTCCTCATTAAATTTCCTCAATGGTAATATCTACTGACCAATAATTAACACTACCGCTCATACCCATACTTTTTGACTTAATACTATCTCCAGAAAACCTACAAGAATAAGTAGTAGAATTCCTAGGATTTGTCCAATTAAAAGCAATGCCTAAATTGGTATTAAAAAAAGTATGAAGTGTTCCCAAATCTGTTTCTGATAAAACAAAATTTAAATTCCAACGATGGATCGCCCTAGAACTAGCCGCACGGGATTGAGTATAATTTGCTTCAAATTCAGTTTTAATTTGAGGCTTATAATACTCTTCCTCAATAGTGCGAGGAGCAGAAATAGATGGCCAATCTGCCATTACCCGCCTCCCATCATATCTCTAAATCCCATCCTATTCCTTGCTGCAGCATCTATCACTACAGATATGATATATTCATCAGGCCTAACATCTACCTTGGCACTCTTCGCTTGAACAGGAACCCCACTTTCATTTATAATTTGAACCTTAATATTTTGAGTTCCTCCTACTGGAGAAATATTCCCCGACACGCTAGGAGTGAAAATTTCCGGCTTCCCACGCTCTCCTACAAGGTACGAATATCCGGCAGAAACAGGCCCCCCCCCGGCCCTTGTTCCCGCCAAAGGAACAGCCCCCGCAGCGGGACTAACGATAGCCGATATAATAGAACTATCTACAAATCCTAACGATTTCATAATAGCTAATTTCAATTCTGCCATTTGAATTTCTATTAAAAGTTTGAGAATCCCCTTCCCGATATCAGCAAATAAAGCACGGAAATTGTCTCCAATGGATTTAGTACCAGAACCAATGCTTTCTAAGAACGTACCAAAAGCATTTACACTAAGATCTATAGCGTTAGGAATCTTATTTGAATATTGATTTACTAAATCTTGATTCAATTTAAAAGCATATTGCTTCATTCCTATTTCTTCTAATTGAGACTGATTCAAAGTTCTTTGAGCTTCTGCTTCAGCCGTTTTCATTTGGTATGATATATTAGCATATTCTTTACCCTTAGCAGAAAGTCCCTCAATAGCCAATGCTCGATCTAATTCCAATTTAAGAAGTTCTTTTTCTATAGTCTTAGAAGCCTCCCAATTTCCAGACATATTAGCTATATCAGATTGGTACCCAAGAGATCTCCCTGTTTGAGAAAAAGATGATTCTAATCTTCTTCTTTTATCTTCTTCTGCATTAGTTTGCTTAGTAATCCCCAAAATATCTTCTAATTGTTTTATATATTTTTCATTTGGTTCAGTAATTTTCCTAGCTCTTTCCAATATTCTTTCCAATTCTTGGGTAACTAAACTAGCTTGCATTTGTTGAATATCTAAAGATTTAGCAGTATTATCAGTTGCTATTGCCAAACGAGATTCCAATTCCCATTTAGTAGTATAATGAGATAATATTCCTTTTGCTAAAATATCTTCTTTAGCATATAAAGCTAAAACAGCTTCTAATTTACTAATTTCATTTAAACGTATTACACTAATTTTTCCTTCTGCAGCTAATATATCCATTTTCTTTTGATAAATTTCCATTACTAAATTAGCTTGAGCTTCATAATCCCCTGTTACTTGAGATACGGAGGATTGAAGAGTAGTAATTTTAGATTCATAATTAAGACGATCTAATTCTATTCTTCTAACAGCACCAATTTCAAATTTCAATTTTTTTGCTTCTTCTGATTGTTTTTGTAAACTATCTCTAACTCCTAATCCTGCTCTATTCCTTTCAATAGTGATATTTAGAGATTGTCTTTCCCAATTAACTTGTTCTTGAATATCTCCAACCATCTCCGCCATTTGAGCTTTAATTGAGGAAGTTTCTCCTCCCCATCCTAATCTCTCCATTTCTTGCTGAATTAATAAATGCTTCTTCCTTTGCTCCCCTTGATTTTTAAGAGCATTTTCTAATTCTAAATTAAATTTTCCCTCAGCTTGGGCTTTCTCAATTTCTGCTTTGGTAAGAATATCTACCAAATATATTTGTTCTTTATAATTTTTATTTTGAGTAGCGATTTGAAGATTAATTTTAGCTACTTGTTCTGCTATTTCTCTATCAATTTTATCAAGTTCCATTCTATTAGCAACATATTTTACATCATAACTTATATCTCCAAAGGGCATATCCTCTGATCCACTAAGTTCTTTGGTTTTCTTACTAAAATCCATTTTATTTTTAATAGCAGAAGATAATCCTTCCACTACATTTTTGTATGCAGCTACTGGCTTAGAAATAAAACTTAACACTTGAGTCCATTTTTCTAACATAAAATTAATAGATTTAATAAGTACAGATAAAGAAGTTGTTGGCAAAGCTAGAGTGTTAGCAATCTCCTTAGATAATTTTAACATATTTACCATTAAATCACTAACTTCCCTAAATCCAGAAACGACGGCTTCATTTAATTTAGGACCCTCTGCAGTCCAAGTAACTAAACTATTTTGAATATTAATCATTTCTGATTTTAAATAATTAAACATAGGTTTAAAAGATTCGCCTAAAACCATACTTATAGCATCTTTAACATTAGATGTAACTCCTGCCCAAGTTTTTTGAGCCATATCTCCAGCAACTCCGAAAGCACTAAGTCTTCCCATAATAAATTTATATAATCCTTCTGCATCATTTTTATATTTACGAATATCTTCATTTCTAAGACCCAAAGCAGTAGCAATCAAAGTATTACGAGGGGTAATTGCCCCTCTCAACATAGATCTAGTTTCTTCTGCTAACATATCCAAATTCAAGCCCATAGCACTGGCAGCTTGGACCATTGCTAGAGTATATTGCCTAATTTGATTGGGATCAAATCCTACAGCTAATCCAGGAGCTATCGTTTGCTGATATGCCTTAACTAATTGTTGATAAGTAGCTGCTGTTTGAAGATTATCCATCTGTAATTTTTTTGTTATATCCGAAGACATTTCCATAGCAGCATTTAATGCCTCAGTACCTTGTAAAGCCCTACCACTAGAATCTGTAAATTGCCCCTGAGCAGTAAGAATAGCCGCCATTCCAAGTCTAGATTGTTCTAAAGTAGCATTATATTCTATTCCTATACTTATCATAGAGGAAAATCCCTGAACAACCTTTTGAAATGCCCAAACAGCTACGAAAGCTGCCATCGTTCTTTGTATACGTTCCATAATTCTTTCTAAATTTGTTGCTTCTGCTACCTGAGTCTTTATTTCCCCAGTTACCTTTTTCATTCCTTCTTCTTGAGCTTTAACTGCAGGATCCATCCAAAAAGCAGCATTAGCTTGCATTTGAGGAGCCATTTGAAAAGGAACTACTTTAGGAGTGGAAACAGCCTTGGCGGTAGCAGCAGTTACACTAGCACCAGTTTTCTCCGCTTCAATGGCAATTTTACGAAGAATGGGAGTTCCATCATCTCTAATTACCAATCTATATGTTAAATCCTTATCAGCCAATTTTATTTTCCTCCTTGGGGGAGTGTTTATTTTTGGATTCCGCTTCTAATACTTGAGCTAATCTTAAAACTTTAAATAAACATTCTTGAATATCTTCCACTTCTAAAACCTTACAAACTTCAATTACCCCCGTAGGATTCACCCCCCAAGGATCAGCACTAGCTAATTGAAATACCTCCCAAGCTTCCGAGTTTTCAAAATCTACCCCCGGAAAACAATCATTACACGGAGGAGATATTTCCTTGCCTGCTCGCTTGCTCCTAAATTCATAGTGCTCTCGACAAGTCTCGCACCAGAATTTAGTCTCCCTTTTTTCTTTAATCCATTCAGCGAGCAGGGTCAGTTTTTTATTTCAGAATCCAGTTTTCGTTCCCCATCTTGACGAACTAACTCCGACTGTTCTGAAATAAACTCCCGGAGAGATATATCATCAAAAATAGCCTTTTTCTTTTCCTCCAAAGAGGCTTCGGGGGAATCTTCTAAATCAATCCCCTCTACATCTTGAAGGATAAAATTAAAAATTTCCCAAGTGTATTTCCCGGTATCAATATCTTCCAAAAGAGTAGTAATTTTCCCTTTTGTCTTCCCTTGAGTCATGTCGATTTCTGTAGGAACCCGTTCCCGAATTCTAGAACGAATAGCAAGCCCTTCAGAAAGAGGGAGGGGCCGGATCAAAAACCGGACCCCTTCCGCTCCCGGATAATCAAACCACTTTCCTGCTTGAAACCTCTTCAATTTTAACGCCATTGTAACGCCCCCCTTTTAACGCCCTTTTAATACCATTGTAACGCCCCCGTGGATTGCCCCAAAAAAGGGCTTCTAACTTCACGGGCACCAGCAAGTACAAAAGATTTTTCAATCCTTGTCTTGTCTAATAGTGCCTCAGTTAGCAGTCACGACGATCCCCGCCGCGATCATACAACATATATTACACGAGTGCGATTTTACCGTATCCGATCACATTCATAGTGATCGATGCTACACCTGCCTTGTCGTGTCCCACGTTGATAGAAGAAATGTACGCTCCGGCGGCAGTCTCCGCAGTGACATCAGGAGTCCAGTAGCTGGTGGAGTCAATAAAGAACCGAATATCTGTCAACTTGGTTGCCGCCAACGCCGCATCATGAAGGGCCTTCTGACCATTTGTATCAGCGGGGTCATAAAATCCTTCCACCGTCCCGGTCCACGCCTGCATTCCAGGAATCTTCTTTCCCCAAACAGACCCAAAGACGGAAGTATCAATCTCATCCATCTTAATATCAAGGGTCCATTTTCCCAAGTTTTCGACTAATACGGAACCTTTCTTAATACTTGCATACCTCCCCATCAAAGGGTCGCCCATACTAATTCTCCTTTCCTACATATTGTCTAGTTGTTGGAAAACCCTCTACTTCCATCATTATAATTACTCCTTGCGGAGCCTCCCTTAAATTTTTTAATCTCCCCCGAACTCTTTCTTCAACCACTCTTTATCCTTCAGTTTTCTAAATAATTTAAAAGCCGTACCCCAGTTTCCAAGCTGGTTAAGTATGCCGTAAGTAATCCAAAAATGACGATCCACAGCAAACTCCCTAAGATGCCCAATATCATAATCAGTATTAATCAAAAGTTTAAATCCAGCTTTAGTTGCATTCCTAGTAAAATAAGTATCTTCCCCCCTTCGAATTACAACGATCTTGCCATCCACCGTTTTCTCTTCCGTCTGAACACGAAACCATGGACGAGGTAGCTTTTCAAAAACACCCCGCTTGACCAATAAACAAGCGGCACCCGTAGCCCCTGCGGATACTATATCTCCGAATTTGTAATCTTCAAAGGGTTTAAGTAAACCCTCCTCAGTAGGATTCCAAATGAGAGGATCATATGGCTCGTACCCTCTGTAACAAAGTCCTCCCACCATATCAGCATTATGAGATTCCATTATTGAAAATAAATCTCGTAAAGTGCTTGGGGGATAAACCATATCTGCATCTAGTAATACTATATGGGTACATCCCAATCGTAATCCTTCATCTACTTGAGCTTCTCTCTTTTCAGCAATATCTCCTCCTCTAGATGCTTCTAGAAGAATAAAATCAGGACGATCCATAGCTAGTAAAGAAATGTGGGTAGTGGAATTCAAATAAGGCCATGACAAAGGGCAAGCCCAACCAAGTTTTATAGAACTATCCCAATATTTATTACTTTCCATTAAGGTGCGCTCCTTAAAAATTTATACGTAAGTTCCAAATTCAGAACAAACATAGCAACTCCATTTCCTGCTGAATGTAACATACCTTCGTCAGTTTCAACACCCAATGGACGCATATATTTCTTTCTTAGATTAAATGTATCATCATCCAGACATTTAAGAACATCTTCTATTAAATCACATTGCTCCTGTTCAGGTTCCTCTGCACTCTTAGAATAACCAACTACCCTAACTCGCATACGACTTAAAGTAGAATCCCCTAATTCATCTTCAAAAGGTTCATCCCCCCCTAATACCATTAAATAAGGAAATGCCGGAACCTCATCAAAAAAAACAAATTTCCTGACTACATCTGTAGCTTTAGAATAATCTTTCAAACAAGTTTTAATATCCTCTAAAATATCGTTTCGTGTTGACATTAGCTATCCTTGTATGCTTTATTTATAGCCAATTGTATCAAATTTTCTATGCTAGGTTTTGCTTGATCAAAAGCCGGTCTTAGATAAGGACGAGCAGGGATTCTAGACCCCGGATGGCTTACTTTTCGAATGCTCATCCAAATTCCTTTCTTTTTCCAAAAGAAAACTAATCTAGGCTTATTTCTAGCTTCAATAGGATGTGGTTTAGTAATACCCCCTAATTCATGAATACGAGCATAAATTACTCCTGATACGCCTAAAACACCTGAAGCAAATACTTTTGGATCGCCCCCAGTCCCAGCCAGAATTCCTAAAACTCTACTTCTCAAAAGCCCCGTTTTTACCGCTAATTTTTCTGGACGAGGGCCAGATAAATATTGAGTTTTTGATATTCTTTCTGCTATTAGCATTCCATCTTTTAAAGCTCTAATAACGTTAGATTGAATCAAAGGAGGTAATCTAGAAATAGCACTAGTCCCCGGAGGGAGAACGAATTTCAGTTCGAAAGAGTTTGCCATTTTCTGCGCCTTTCAATTTAGATCAAGAGAATAACAAATTTCATTTCCAAAAGAAAATATTTCTTTTACTTACTACGAATTTAGTATATACTAATATCATGTTAACAGCCACCAAAATCCGCATCTACCCGTCCGCTTTGCAAGAAGAATCTCTTGCAAAAGCGTTTGGTTGTGCTAGATGGCTTTGGAATAATAGCCTTGCAGAAACCCAAAAAGTTTATCAAGAAACGGGGAAAGGTTTTAGTCAGTTTGGATTGACTTATCGTCTTCCTAAACTTAAAGAAGAGTATCCTTGGCTTTCTGAAACACATAGTCAGGTGTTGACATCCGTTTGTCTTCATATGTCCCGAGCTTTCATAAACTTTTTTGAACGTCGAGCAAAGTATCCTAAATTCAAATCTAAAAGAGGAAATCAATCTATTCAATACCCACAAAGCGTTAAAATTGTAGAAAATAAAATTTACCTTCCTAAAATTGGTTTGGTAAAAGCCATCATTCACAGAGAAATCATAGGTAAAATCAAAACTGTTACGATTAGTCGTGTTCCTTCTGGTAAATATTTTGCTTCTATTCTGACGGATAATGGGGTTCCCATTCCTTCTCCTTCTTTTGAAGGAAAAGTTATTGGAATTGATGTTGGTTTGAATCATCTTGCTATTACTAGTGATGGGGCTAAATTTGATAATCCTCGCCATCTTTTGAAGGCTGAAAAGAATTTGAAAAGGAAACAGAAAAAACTTTCTAGAAAAATGAAAGGAAGTAAATCTAGAAACAAAGCCAGAATTTTGGTAGCTAAGGCCCATGAAAAGGTTGTTAATTGTAGGAAAGATTATCTCCATAAGATTTCTCGACGGCTTGTTGACGAAAACCAAGTCATTGCCGTCGAGGATTTGCATGTTAAAGGTATGATGAAGAATCATAAACTTGCTAAGGCTATCAGCGATGTAGGATGGGGAACTTTGGTTGAATTCCTCCGTTATAAAACTGAGAGGGTAGGAAAAGGTTTCATCAAAGTGAATCGTTTCTTCCCCTCTAGCAAAGCTTGCTCCGTCTGTCTTCATGTTCAATCTGAGATGCCTCTTAACATTCGTTCTTGGCGATGCGATAGGTGCAAGACCTTGCACGACCGCGATGTCAATGCCGCTAAGAATATTAGAAATGAAGCCCAAAGAATGATCGCGGCGGGGATCGCCGTGACTGCCGGTGGAGGCACCGTCAGCCAAGGCAGAGGACGTAAGTCCTCTGTCCTTGCTAGTGCTCGTGAAACCGGAAATCCTATGTTGAAGCGACGAAAGTTGCTTCATTTAGGGTAATACACTGTAGGCATCTAGAGCTATCTTAGTTTGAGAAAGAAGAGCACCAATTTCAAATGTTACACTACCCCCATTAGGAAGGGATCTACTAGGAACCCCTAACCCTCCACTAGGACCCTCTTTCAATTTTCTAGCTACCAATTCAATACAAGCCTGAGTTATAGGACCGGGAATGGTAGAATACCCACCAGTATAAGTAACTTTTACCGCTCCCGGAGATCCTCCAATATCATAATCAAATTTAAGGATACCATTTTCAGTATCTACAAAATAATCATCGGAGTCGATTAAATCCGTACTGGCATAAGACCTATCCCAACTATCCCAAACTTGAACTGCCGGAGAAGATGCTACAGGGAATCTATTAAGAAATACTTTATTTGATCCACCATCGTGGTACTCTGTTACAGCTGCCTGAGTAAAAGTTCTATTACAATATTCATTGATAAATTCATCGCAGAAACCGATCAAAGCGTCAATTAAATCATCCTTACTAATTTCAGAAGTCTTAATTTCCAAATATGCTTTAACTTGTACTTTAGTGGCATAAGGCATTTCTATTCTCCTCCAATCCTGCTCGGATAGAGTTGACTAAAGTTTCAGCAGAATTTTCCCACGTAAATCTACTTTTTATCCGATGACTTGCTAATCTTCCTTTTTCCAAGGCATGCTTATAATTATTTTTAACAAAAACCATATTCTCTACTAAATCAGCTACATCAGGGAAAGCCGCTTCCACCTTACCCATATCCCCGTATATCGGAGAGGTCATGTCCATCAACCCTAATTTATATTTCAAAGGGTATCCTACTTTTTTATCAAAGAAATCTAGCACCCCACTAAATCCCGTGGCTATGCAAGGAAGTCCCGTCGCCATGGCCTCTGCCAACGGCAATCCGAATCCTTCACCGCGAGTTGGCCAAACAAAGCAATGGGCATCTTGATAAATTTTTATCATTTCCTCCTTAGTAGCGATTCTACTGTCTAAAATAACGTTTCCCTTTTTTTGAATCGTCACGTTAGGAACACGTGTTGTTTTTATATATAACTCTATTTCTGGATTAGAAGCGAGACCAAGTTTCCCCCAAACGTAGATAAGTTCTTGATATCCTTTCCTTGGATTCGGAGCACCTATCCATAAGTAACGAAATTTTTTTGGGTTCCTTTTTCGGAGTACAAATCCAAAATCTTCTTCTACTCCATGCGGAACTACCCAAATTTTATCTTCTGGAAAATGGGGTGAAAAAATACCTTTTACAAAATTACTAGGAACTAAAATGAAGTCCGCTTTCTGAATTTTCTCTGCATACATTTCATGAAGACGGGTCGCTTCGAACATCGTAAAAAGAAAGGTGGGTTTATCTGGACGGGAATTGAATACTTCTGGAGTGGTGATATATAAACATGCATCTGCTTCATCTATAGTACCAACTATTATTACATCATCCCTCATTTCAGTATATTTACGAAGCATGGTATTATGGGTGCGGTAGCCGAATAAGTTTCCGACGTTTTTATCAGTTGTTACCGTTCCCCAGAAAAGTTTTAATGGATTCAAGTTACCTCCGGTCGAAAATGAGTTATACAGTACCCAAATTTTTCTTTAGATAAATATAAAATTTTGAATCTAGGATCTTTTTCTATTTTTTTCAAATTTGTATAATGCTTTACGTGAAAAACATCATCTAATGCAATAATACATTCCTTCTTTAAAACGGGAATCAAAGTATCGAATTCGATCCCTCCTATATGACCACCACTATCAAGAAGTACCAAATCAGGAGATTGACTTAATTTTCCTAAACAAGTTAATAATACTCCTTCTGGAACATTATCAAAGTTAGTTTCTTCGAAGTAACGATCAACTCTAGTTTCTTTACTATGGTCGATATAGACTTCTTTGGGCCATTCTTTATCCAAAAAATTCTTCTTAATTTCATCTTTATTTGGAAGTTGTTTTCTGAATATAGATAATCCGTTTATCAACATCACGTAATCTAATAAACCCATATCTCTAAGATGGATATATGCAGATCGAAAATATTGAGGATTTACTTCTATTGAGTAAAATTTTGTAGAGTCAATATTAAAATCTCTCAAAGCCGATGCTATTACGGTGGTAGTACCTTTGCCCAAATACGTCCCAGTTTCTATAATTTTCTTAGGCTTAACATCTTGAATAACTCCTCGCAAAGTCTTACCAAAAGTTGATAGAGCATCGACCATCATTAAATTCATTTGATTTCAACCTTTCTACCTAAAACAATTGATCCCATGGATTTATGATTCAATAACATCGTTTTCACTACTTCCCAAGTTTTAGCTACGTCGGGGTAAGATGCATGAGTATAATCATGAAAAGCCATTACCCCTTCATTTTTTACCCACGGATAAACCAAAACGAACTCGTTCAGAACACTTGGGAGACAATGAGAAGTATCATTAAATACCATATTTATTTTTATTCCCCCGGTCAACTTTTCCCAATCTCGTAAAATATCTCCAGCATATCCTCTCAACGGAATTACATTTTCAGAAAGTCCAAATTTATTTATCGTTTCCTTCCAACTAGTAAACCAAGATTCTGTTCCCCAAAGATCTATGCAGTAAACTTTTCGTTTAGTTCCTAAGCAAGGAAATCCCAAGGATACTGAAGACTTTCCCAAATAACTACCCATTTCAACTATAACGCCATCTTCAGGCATTTGGGCAGACATATTAAAAAGAAATTCATCCTCCCCCGGAAATAAAAGGCCCTCTACGGAAGATATTCTATCCTTAAAATCAGCATAATGGGGAACCAAATTTAGATCCTCACTTTCTTAAATCTATTTTCATCTTTAAAAGCATCTAAAAGTTTTTCTTCTTTCAAAAAGAAAAATATTAATAATGGCCTATCTTTCAAGGGAAGTTGATTATCTAAATTTATCAATCTCCTTTTCTCCTCATCTACTTTCCCTGCATTAATATTATCAATATTATGTCGTCCAAAATGAACGGAAGCATACGTTACTACAAAGTTTTTAAATCCGTAAGCTAGACCTATTTTAACTAATTCGTGGGATGAAAAACCAAACATATAATTTCCCGTTGGTTCAAAATTATTGAAATGATAACGGGGTTCATTATCCCCACTCGGTTCTATCAAAATAACTCCCTTTTTCGCCACACGAAACATTTCATAAAGCCCAAGATATGGTTTAGACATATGATGAAGAGATTCTTTTATAAAAACAAAGTCAAAAGAATTATCTTCAAAAGTTAACGAATTCATATCTTGGTTTGAAAACTCATCTACTAGTCCCATACTGTGCGCCAATTCTATAAGACAAGGTTGCCAATCAGAAGCGTGAACTTTATGACCAAACCCAAATCTTTTTATATGAATAGCTTCTCTCCCGCAGTACCCATCTCCCAAAGTAAGAAAAGTAGATGGAGGTATATTTTGAAAAAATTCCTTAATTTTATCTATGCAATCTGTGTGCAAGAAGTACCATATACTATCGGGATTAATAAGTCCATCCCAAGCCTCTGGTCCTTTTTCTAACATTTCTTTGTACTTATTAACATGCCAAGTTTTCTGAGAAATATCTATATTATTCATAACATCCATTCGCCTGGGTAAAGTAATTTTTCTCCATTATAATCACTCCAATTTTTCACTAAAGCATCTCCTGCCCATGGTAAAAATTTACGAGGGTTAATTTCTTCTCCATTAGTATTTTGCATCTTTTTCCAATTGTTTATAGCCCCTGAATAACCATAATAAATTTCCTTAAATTCAACTTGTTTATAATCTACATAGGCAAAATGTTGAAAAGAGATTCCATTTCTTAACGTATCATCTCTAGATATAAATTTTTCTCTGCCCCAATCTTTTCCATCTTTATCCACTAACGTCGGAGGCTCATGTTTTTTCCAATGAAATCCTTTGTAAAATCTAAATACTCGTAACCAATCTTCCGGTAAAGTAGCCCAAGTATTCATAGATGCTACATATTTTTTTGGACCTACGAAATAATGACAATATACATAAGCAGCCATCTTTTCTTTATCATCTTTAAACATTTTTATCATTCTATTTATGCTTTTTAAATCCCAAAATTCATCTACATCTACTTGCCAAAGTATACAATTATCTGGTAAATATGAAATAGGGGCGTTAACCATATCCACTTTACCATCCCAAAAATTACCATTTCCTTTCCTATATACAGAAATCTTATTTGGGAATAATTGTTTTAATAAATCTAAATATTCTGTAGTGCCGTCATTACTCAATCCATTATTATGAATTTTATCTACTATCTTACCACCTAATGCTATTGACCATTGGGTATCATACTTTAAATCTGCTACTCCCTCTACAATATGCCAATGCCAATCAAACGGAAGGGATTGCAACATTCTTATATGGTATCTTATGAAAGGCATTCCATTCAAAACTATAGTAAAGAAATGTAAGGGGCAATCAGAATTTTTTTTAAAATCTAAAGAAGGAGGTTTAGGAGAAGGGATTTTTCCTATTAAAACACCATCCCAAAAATGTTTTTTAATATCAAATGGTAATCTATTTCCACTGCCCCCTACCATTCCTGCCCATTTATGAAGAGTTTCCAAAGAGTGTTCAGTAGTATTATAAAATACATCATCCGTATCTTCCCAATATGAATCCCCAATTCGATCTTCTAGTTGCTTATAAACTTGAGTCCCCGGAAGAACGTATAAAACGGAGGAACTGGGGGAATCCGTCAAGGGAATTTTATTTAAAAAATTACAAGTCTCTTTTATAGTTTGTTCCGTTTCCCCTGGGTATCCTACCATGGTAAAAGCCCCAGTAGTCATTACATCTTTATATTTAGTGCATAAATTATACGTTCTTTCAATTTGCTGAAAGTCTATTTTTTTATTCATAGATTGAAGAATTTCTTTAGATCCAGATTCTATTCCCCAACAAATATGACGACACCCAGCTTCCACCATGGCATCTAACATTTCGGAGGAAACCGGGTGAACCCTTCCATGAGCGGCCCAAGTTAAATTAAATTTTCTGTCTATCATGCCTTGACAAATTTCTTTAACTCGTATTTCTGATAAATTAAAAGTATCGTCATGAAAAAATAACTTTTTAATTCCATAAAGATCTATTTGTCTTTCAATTTCATCTAAAACTCTTTCTACGGAATGAACTCTAATTTTTTGTCCCCAATAATGACTAGTAGAGCAATAATTACAACGAGCGGGGCATCCTCTAGAAGTTATGATACTTCCCATCTTACTATCTCTTATTATTTGTTCTGCATAACTATAATCAGGAAAAGGAAGATCATCTAAATTATCTATTGGAATAACGGAAGGATTAATAGCAACTTCGTTTTGAAAATCTAAATAAGATAATCCACGAATATTTTTCAAATCTATTTTTTCTTCTAAAGCATTACATAAATATCGAAGGGTATTTTCTCCTTCTCCCATAACTACATAATCTGCCCCATAATTTTTAATCATTTGTTGAGGAAAATACGTAGCGTGAACTCCCCCAAGCACTACGGAAGATTCTGGAAGAATACTTTTTACCAATTGAATAGCTTTACGAACTGCTCCACGATTAAAAGTAGAGCAAGTAAATCCTACAACGTCGGGGCGAGAATTAGCCAAAATTTTAGGAAGAATATCATCTACATGACGTTCTTTTTGAAAGTGTATAGATGATACATTTCTATCTCTTTTCAACGAAGAAGATAGATAGCCTACCCCCAAAGGATAAAGGGGCCAGTCTCCGGTATGTAAACCCGGTAATGAAACAAGTAGAGTACAGTTTGATTTGTTAGATTTAACACGAGGAGCTTTAATCTTAGTGGCTTCCTTTTCACCTTCCCAATTGATTTTCGGAACAGCCATTTTTAACGTTCTTCCAAAATAATTACCTAAAGGTTGAAAAGTTCTCCTACCTACAGCAAGCCCTAATTGATTCACTAAATGAGCTATGCAACTATCTGTACAAAGAACTTTAGAAGCTCTTTCAATTATTCCGATCCAATCAAATACCGTAAATCCAGAAACAGGATTGATTTCTACGGAGTCGTGTTCATCAAAATCTACTTTACCTTTAGAACCAATAGAATGGGTAATTACATAATTTTCCTTGTATAACAAATCCAATTTCTTTTGCAGATCTAATTCCTTTTGAAAATTTCTATTTATGATAAGATTAAATCTTTCCTCAAAAGGAACTTTAGCTTCTTTATATTTCCATTCATCAAAAGACAATCCTGATGATTCCCACTCAGATTCATCCCTACCAAAACCTATGCCTAAATCCACTATATTGGTAATTTCTCTATTTTTCAAAATAAATTTAGATTTTTTATAAGAACCAGATAAACCAGATTCTATATCAACTACTTCTACATAATTTATATAATCAAATAAAGAAACATATTCAGAAGCAACGGGCCAAACCACTCTATATCCCAAATCATGGCACCATTTAGCTATAGGAAGAACGATAATTATATCGCCAATTCTTCCTGGTTGAATCAACCCTAGTAATTTTTGTCTTTCTTTAATGGTTGCACCATCTGCCTCTTTAAACCAATTAAAAGAATGACGAGTGGTCTCATCTACTCCAGATTCTATTAATTGTTTTCTATTAAATCTAGATTCTTTATCATCCGCCGTCCAAACTTGTTGATGTAAAGCGTGGTTTATTTCACCATATCGAAGATCTACTTTATCCTTACCATACTTTTTAAAACACCAAATAGCTAATCCATCATCCCAAGATGATCCTCCTATAACCATATCTTTTACATTTTTTATGATATCTTTCACTACAGATGCTTCTGCTACAAATCCATCTTTACCACAAAATACTTGATATTTTTTATTTAAATTTCTAGGAGATTCCTTTGTAGATCCTTCATATTCCCTTCGATGGTGAAAAGCAATCTTTTTCCCAACATCTGGTAAAAGACTGGTAATAGAAGTTCCTGAAGGGAGAATGATATCGGAATTAAAATATCCATAATATTTTTCATTTGGAAATAATTCTACCATTTTAGATAAAATGTCTATCAAATATGGTTGAGTTTTATTATTTAATCCTTCTGAATTAGAATTTTTATTAGTAAATAATTGACTACAGACCCCAGATCCCGGAGGGATAACTGCCTCATCAGTTAAAATAAAAACAACCTCTGGATAAATCCAACTATTTATAGCCCTTTGAATTCTATCTCCTCCATTATAATAGGGGATAGCTACTTTTATAGAAGTGTCAGAAGATTCAAAAGAAACTTTTCTTCTTTTTATCAAAGGAGAAACAGAAATAGGAACTGAAATATATTTGGATTCTTCTTTTTCAGGACAATTTTTTATTTTAGATAAACAAACCGCTTCCACCGTTTCTAAAATTACCCATCCGCAATTAGGAGAAGGGCATTGTAGATAAGTAGAAATTCCAGATTTAATAGGAAATTGTTTTTCACATTTAGAACATTTAAAAATAATTGTATTATTTTCCTCATCTGGTGGAAGGGCTATTTTAGATAATTTATTTCCACAAGATTGGCAGGATAAAGTTGCTCTGGTAGGAAACTTGAGAGTTTTTTGTTTTCCACATTTACTACAAGCTATAGTAAAATGATCCATTAATAATTATACCTTCCAAATCAAATATCAAACTTTATTATAAAAATACCCCCTTATCTTTCTATCCAAGTTCACTTAGTCAATTTCAACCTTGATTTAATAGCTACCTTTAATACTGGAGTAGTTTCAGGCTCTGGAACAGGGAATGATAATTTCCAAGATCTACCCAAAGGATGATTTCCAGAAAAACTTTCTCCCTTCTTTACAAGAACAGAAGGAAAAACGTCTCCGGGATCTTTGAAAGAAATAGGAGACAATAAAACATCTTCATTAAATTTGATATCCCCGCATCCGCAAGATTGGCAACCTAAATGACGATTTCCCTCTCCAGATATATTAGTTTCCTTCAAACAATTTTCACACTTAAAAGAGGCTTTCATTTTTGAATTACCTCCGTTTTAGTTTTTACCATTTCTTCAAATTCGGGGCATCCACATTTAGGACATTTCTCAGGAATTTTCCCCCCATAAGGAGAAAAAATGGTACTGCATTTTCCACAAATGTATCGGACAACTTTAGAAGAATAATTTTGGATCATATGCCCTCCTATGATTTCCCCCGTGGGTGGGGGAGGGATGACCTGATTCGCGGAGGGCACCCGAATCAACCTTGAATCATCCCCACGTCTAGGAACGGAGGGACCCAGACGCTTTTCCCCCGCTTGAAACGCCCTCCAACCAAAAGGGAAGGGGGTTTTGCCCCCCTTCCCTCAAGACAACTTACGAAGAGGTCAGTGCCCGAACGAAGCCATTCTGCAGACCAATCTTCATGCCCCAACGCTGATACAGCTTATACCGCATCCGGTTGGTGGTCCACAGGCCGTAGGGATCTGCCGAAAGGGTAGAAACTTCCAGCCTACGACCAACCCCAAGATACCGCAGATTACCGAAAGCCAGGAAGGCAGTATCCGCCCCCGTGGTAGACGGCATCTTGATAACCTCCGAGTACGGATAGCCCAATATCGTCCCGGAAGTGGGCTGACCGATGGTATCATAGAAGATCGGACGGTTGTTGCTATCCTTCAGAGAACGGATCAGATGAAGGATCTGTCCCTGCATCCAGAACCGAGCACCCTGCTTCCGCAGACCGTCCAGCTTACCGATCATCTCCGACAGATCAGTAAAGGTCATATCGGAGAACGAAGATCCACCAAGGGCAACTGAATAACCAGCCCCCGTAGCATCAAGGATTCCGAAAAACGGAGAGCCGGAACCATTGAACGCCTGATTATCCAACTCCTGCCCCGCCGCTTCCGCGAGAGCCGCCGTCAACCAAGAAACGATATCAGAACGGGCGTCCATCAGGGTGGCATTCTTCACAACACTGTACGCTGAAAGCTCGTTAGCTTCCAGTTCGACTTCCGTGACTCCCGGCTCCGACTGACTGGTGGTATTTCCCCAGACAACCGAAGCAGCCGCAGTCTCAGACGGGAAGGACTGCTTGTCAGAAGACATAGGCCAAATCCGGGCGTACTGAAGGACTACAGAAACCTCGCGGGCGAAGGCAAGGATTTCCGAATCCACGATATCCGGGAGAGGGAAAGCGTTCCCGGAATCTCCGATGGCCGTCTTGATTTGGGGACCAAAGATCTTCCAAAACTGGTCCTTGGCACGCCAGTCCTGAAACAACGTATGGCGAAGGAAGAGAGCGAAGAATTTCGCCATTTCCACCCGAGTCTTATCATCGATGGTATGATTCGGATGGACCGTTTTGGACATAAGTTCCTTGCCCTGGAAGGCAAGTTCGTAATGCCCCATGATATCCTTCAGTTCCGGGGAAGCCGAGGATGCCGAAGGACCTTCATGCGGATTCGGGGGGAGAATTCCCCGTTCCACTGCCTTCTTATAAGCCTCCAACGCATCTCCTTGCTGATCGGCCTTCTCCTTGATCGTATTAAGACTGGTAGCCATCTCCCTAACGATCCCTGCCAACTCTGCAATGGGATCAGGGGGGTTCACGTTGGTACGATCTTCCACTTCAAATTTCTCGACACTCTCATCTGCGATCTGCTCCGGAGTGGCGAGGATCAAAACTCCCTTGTCCGACTTGATATACTTCTTACTCATGACTTTCCTCCTTGTTAAAGGTTAATGGTTTTCATTGCCTTTGCTACTTCAAGTAAAGCACTCTTCAAAGCAGTTAATGATTCCTTGTTGAATTTCTCCTTGGGAGGATTTACCCCCTCCCTCTTGCCTTGTTCAAAAGCCTCTCGCAAAATCAGGGAAGAACTTCCCCCATTATTGGGAGTCCTCGGGATCTCTTCAAGGGCTTTCGCCAAAGAGTCCTGGATACCCTTCATTTCATTTGAGATAGAAGTAAGGGATTCTGTATTAACCAGTTTCCCATCCATCTCATCCATCCTCATCATAAGATTCTTTATATCCATTTCGCACTTCTTTAACCGCTTGTTCATCTCTTCCATCGTCACTTTTTCTTCCACCTCAATAGATTCGACAACTTCCGAACTATTGATAGTATCCTTAATTTCAGTAGGAACGTCTATATTTTCTTCTTCTGATTTAGGAGGTTTGATTTCCTCCCCTTTTATCTTTTCAGAATCCTCTACTTCACTCTCCTTAGAATCTAATTCTACAGGAACCTGTACTTGAATAACTGTCTCATCCACAATCTCTGTTTCTGATTTATCCAGTTCCCCCACCACATCATCTTCTTTATCTGGACGAGGGATAAGAGTAGCTCCAGTCATATATTTCAAAAGGTCATCGTCTTTAAATCCAAAATTCTTTCCCTTTAAAGCATTCTGAACTGCGCTAGGATTTGACGGAACGGCACACCCAGAAAGCTCCAAAAGTTCATGACGAACGTATTCCCTTCCGTAAGGATTCCTGTTATTTCCATCTTTGTTATCGTCTTCAATAGGATTCCACTTCATCGGAATAAATCCTACGGAAGAAGCATTAATTATTTTTTCGTTATATAAATCTAAAATCATATCTGCGAAAGGATAAAGACCCTTGGTAGGAAATTGAAGTAAAAATTCCATGCAAGCAGGATCTTTCTTTCTAGTAACTCTCAAAGCTCTAGCGAGGGGAACGGACCCATAATTATGAGCCCAAAGGAAAACAGGATTTTTCTTGTAATTATCTAAATCCCAACCTGACAAACGTATGATATCTCCATCTCTATCTTTAGTCTCATCCGTTCCTTTCATAGACAACGTTCTTTTTGTCATATCAACGGATTTAACCACTCCAGAATAATCAGAACTAAAAATTTCCTTCCCTTGATATTTTACCGGAACTCCATCCTGACCTTTCAACTGAGTAGCCATATTATCCTCCTTCTTTAACTATTATGAAACTGTTTAATTTCCTACTCATTAATCAAGTAATGACTATCCGGCACGATTATTTCTACACATCTGCATGAAATCACCTGATGTGCAGGACCTTGAGGATCTCCAGGATACCTAAGAGAACTACCATCTGCCATAACCCAAGGATTTCCTACTTTAACTGTTTTACCATGTTGTAAACGATGTTGTAATCTTACTTTTTCGTCCATAGCCGTAAACCACTCCTTTTCCTTGAAACCAGATCTACCTATCGCCAAATTCCTACCAGCATTAGCCGTTCCTATAATTTCAGTACGAGCAATTGTTTTAGCCCTACTAACAGAAGCATTAAAGACACTCCTGATACGATCCGCTATTTGGTCTATGGTTTCCCCTTTTTCATACGCCTCCATTAATTCTACTCGAATTTGATCTTTAATAGTTTGAATAATTCCCTTAATCTCTATATTTTTCATAGATAGAAATGCTAAAGCTTCTGGATCAGAAAGATTAAAAATCATAGAACTTCCTATATCATCTAAAAGTGTAGTAAATCCCACTATTAAAGCCTCTTCATAAATAGGGTCAGTGAACCTAGAAATATTCCTAGAATCCTCTGGGAAATTCTCATCATCTAGATCTTTGGGAGCTTTAATATTTTTGTACAAATTACTTAAAGATCTTTTCCTCATATCTGCAAAAACTCTGGTTACTTTCTTTTCAAATTTTTCCTCTAATCCTTTTGTTTTTTCAATAAGATTATTCCAACTCTGTTCATTCTTAGCATCATTACCAGATTCCTTTATCCTCTCTCCTTCCCCCAACGCCTTCGGAGGTTTGGGAGGAGGTTCGGCAGGAGGCGCAGGGGGCAACGCTGGCACTGTTGGCTTTGGCGGATTGAGGGCACGATCCACCGGCTGCAAATTAACAGGGACAAAAGCGACATCCCGCCAAGGTTTGCTATTAAATCCCATATCAAGTCGCTGATTGATCTCATTTGCAGTGAACCCCATTTGCCACATTTTATAGCCAGTTTCTATTTTTTCCTTCAACGCTTCTTTTAAAGCCGTTACAGTGGTAACATCAAATATTAATTTAAGATCAGAACCTTGACGAAAGAAAATAAAGTTTAAAGCTGATGTAACTAATGACATTAACGGAATGTTGGTGCCTTCCCACCATAACTTGATTTCCTCGCGGCTGGTATTATGAACTACAATATTATTACAAATAAAATTATGTCTTCCTTCAACTTCTAAATCATACACATCCTCTTCACCAAATTCCTCAACGGAGGTTGCTTTTGCTACCGTAAATCCATTGGGAAGAGCCTTAGTAGCTATGCCTAAATCAGAAGCATATTCTAACTTGGTTTTATATTTATTACTCTTTAATTTAGCTATTCTTGTTATATCAGAGGGATCATCAGATCCAATTTCAGTGGGGTTTCCTATAGATATAGAAAAAATAATCTGATGACCAAAATTAGTATCACGTTCTATCCTATTAACAGGGCCATGAAGAATACCCAAATAATCTAACAAACAAGCCGTATCTTTCATTAATTCTTCATTACAAGAACCTATATCACATTGTCCACTTTTATATATACTTCCATCAGTATCCATATATCCTTTAATAAATTCTAAAGCCCCCTCTTTACCAGAATCCCAAACGAATTGGGGTATTCTCTTATTATGACTATCCTTTACCATATCCAATTGAAACAAACGATCCACTAAGGTTCCATAGCAAGATATCCCAAATCTTTCCTTATTTATGATTACAGAATCCCCTTTTCGAATGCTATGTCCCCATCTAGTTTTTAAATTCTTTTTATACTGAGACAAATTAGTCATTAAGTCAGAATAAACATCTCTTAACTCTTTTTTCTCCTCAGGGATAGCCAAACTCACAAAACCTAATTTAGCCCCAGGACCCTGAGAAATACTACCATCTCCAGTAAAAGCCCCAGAAAATTTACAAAATTCTAAATCAACTTCTTCCCCTTCACCGATAGAAAGTCCTTTTGATACTACTACAAAATCACCCCTCTTCAATTCCGCCATGGGCTTCCAAATCAATTCCCCCTCATATTTATGTTTTGGAAGTTTAAAAAATCCATCCACCTTTTTTTGCAAAACTAATACGGGGTGATCGTAGCTAGCCCTAAGTTTATAATTCCTAGTATTCAACTGATATATCTTTTTCTTTCCTTGATACCAAGAAGCCACCACCTTGCTTTTCTCAGGTCCATTTTCTCCCAAGGACCAAACATAGTCCCCTGATTCTACGTCTGCTATAGAAATTCCCCCCTTATCCACAGTATACACTCTCTCTGTAGCCGGTATACAAGCATAGTTGATATCTTCCATAACCGAAACTACTGCTTTTTTCATTCCAAAAATTTGGTAAATTCTTTCCGCAGTAAGTTTTCTTAACTCTCCAAATTCCATATCTTTTTGAGTCAAACCAGTTTGAGTATACTTTAAACCTTGTTCCAAAACTGCTATTCTATGAGCTTTCTTAAATCCCTGATGACGAGCTTCAAATTGCTCTCTAGTACGACTAAATTGTTTATCGCCTAATTTCTGTTCAGTAGAAATAACACCCCCCGGAGAAGCCCCCTCATCAAAGAATACTGAAGTATAAAAAGAGGCTTTGTAATCAACTACTATGCTCATCTTCCCAGCTTCTAATGGGGACATTCCCTTCAAAGGATCATAGGGATTAAATAAATAAATCCTAGCAACTTCATCTACGTGTAAAGGAATACCTTCTGCCGCTGGAATTACTCCTCCATCAGTAAACTGACCAGATTGATTATAAAGCCACCCTAACAAAAGATTGGTTTTAGGATCTTTCATCGGACGGATAAATTTATTCCTTACCACCCAAAGAGATCCAGGAGGATTCAACCCCGGAGGATAAGGAATAATGAAAACTTCCCCATCATGCAATAAATGGGTAATCACAGACTCTACAAAGGAATATCTATCAGTAATATAATTAGGACGGGAAAACAACTGAGACCAAGGATCTGAATCAGGGAGGGGTTTGTATTCCCCTTTACTCCCAAAATTTCTAACGACTACCAACGGAACTTGAGAAATAGCTTTAGCCGTAGTAGAAATACAAATATAAACCAAATCTGATTTTCTATACGGCTCTCGCATTACTTCATCTTCATTTACTCCTAACAATTGTTTATTTCTAAGGAAAACAGCGTCGATAGCATTTTTGGTAATTGGACTCTTACGGAGGAGTTCAAGCCTAGTCGCCATTTATTTCTCCCATTTATAAAACACTTGAGACCTATAATAATTCTTATCAAACAAAATCTCGATTACTTTCTACCATCCCACCTTCTATTCCCATCTTCATTAGGAACATTTCTTTCTTGAACAGAAGAAATTGACGATGGATTTTTGATTGCCGGCAGTACGAATTCCTTAACCACAAAAAGAATTAAACAACCCGCTAAAAGAAGGCATTGTATCAAAACTCCAATTTTTAAATTATTTATTTTATTATCTACCCCAATTTTTAATTCAGATATCTTACCATCTGATAATCCATTTGCTCTTACCACATCTGTTTTATGAGATTCAAATGATAAAGCCAATTGAAATACTGAATTTTTTATTTCTCCAGCTTCTGATCTAAATCCTTCTGCTACTATTTCAATTCTAGCCAATTTAGCTAGATCATTTCCCCTATGACTACAACCATCTGATATTAATTTATCTACTTTCTCATCTAAATCACTTACCCAATCTTTAATATTCAAAGTAGCGGATTCCTCTCTACCCATTTTATCTCCCGGTGAGAAAAGAATTTGTCCTTCAGGACCAATATCATTTTTCCTCGCGTAATCCCTTTTTTGAATAGTCATAATTAATCTTCTTCTGGGGAAGATTTCTTCTCTACATCCTCCAAAATAAAATTTACGTAATCCCTTATTAAAAATCTAACGGTGATTCCTAATGCAAAAATAATTATAACCCAAAAAGTTGCTTTAGCCACTGATTCTGCCAATAATTCATTAAACATTATCTATACCTCCTCAAAGGAAACGCACTAATTCTCTCTCTACATCTGCATAGTCCATAGAGAAAGCCAACATCATACACTCAGCCTTATCCGGACTACGGCCCCCCAAATCCTTTTTAATCGTTTCTTTATCCACTATTTTAATCTTTCCGCTACGAAGAAACTCTACCTTCATTTTAGACAATTCATGAGCTAATTCATCATCGTCTATAGCAACTAGTCCTGCTTCAAATAGCTTTTTTAAATTCCAATAGTATTGAGCACGTTTATTAAGAAAAGTTTTCGCGTCATCCGGATCAGAAGAATCCGGAGGTTCCGCAACATTTACTCCATTAGTGGGGTATTCTTCTTCCAATAATATATCTACAACTCCTCCCCCAACTCCAATATCATCTACATTGATTGGAGGAAAAACAATTTCTTCTTTATCTTCATTTTTATTTTTATTTAATTTTTTTTCTAAATCATTAAGATTCCTATACTTAAACTCCGGAATAAATTCATCATAAGTAGAAATCATTTTCCCCGCTGTTTCTGTTTCTCTTTTCTTTTGAGTAGCTTCATGAATTCTAAATAATCCTGATTTATATCGTATTCCATAAGTGGTACTATCAGATCCTTGACGAGCTACGTCTAATCCAAAAGCATAAATATGATCTGGCAATAAAATACCATCCCTACCTTTTTCAAGTGCTTTCTCAATATATCTAATTGGAATAAGAGTGTCTTTACTCTCTTCCGGAAATTCTCCAAGAACTCTAATTCTAAATAAATTTGAATCTACCCCCCATTTCTTGGCCTTTTCATCTACCCATTTTTTAATAGTAAGTTTAGGATAAATTATTCTATCATGACGAACATTGGGGCAATCATAACAACTAAGAGTAAAAGTTTTAAAACCAGATCCTGGTTTAAAAGCATCTGCAAAAGGACTAGTAGGATCAGTAGGGTTTCCTATATAAAGTACAAACGTACTTTCCGATGTCAAAAGAGCATCTAACGATTCAAATACATTATGAGCAACTCCGCCAGCTTCATCCACTATTACAAAAATATTTTCTTCATGAATACCAGTAATATTATCCATCGGCTTATCAGTGGCAAATCCCTCAACAAACCATTTAGGTCCCAAATCTAAACTAACCTGATTCATTTTACCGCCTAATGGGGTACGAGCACGAACATGTTGATAGTGAATCTCTCCCCATAAAGCGCGTCTGACTTGCCTGAAGGAATTTCCACTTATATGATATTTTCCCTTTCTTCGTACCAATATCAACTGGGTAGGGACTTTAACACAATAAACAAAATCATCATAATCTACCTCATACCAATCATATCTAGTGACTTGAGCTTGGTGTCCCCTCTTCCAAACACTTACGGTGTAGGCACTCCCAAATCTTTCTGCTTCCCCTTTATATTTATATTCAGCCTTATTAGCTACCCAACCCAATTTCACACAAATTTCTAATAAATCATCGGCCAACTGATTAGAAGAAGTAGCTAAAGCCCACCAACCCCCCTTTTTAGTCTCTTCGGAATATTTTTCCGAAGTGCCATCTCCCATCCAAAACCCTTGCATAAAAGCTTCCAAATATTCTTTATCTAATTCCAAAATCCAACGCGGGATGGACCTGACTTTTGATTTACCAAAAGGCTTAAATTGAGCAGCTAATTCCTTTGAATAAATATTCCAATCGTAACAATCATCTTTTTTACGTTTCTTTTTCTTAACTTTATCTTGAAGCCCTATTCTTCTAAACAAATCATCCACATAAGATATATTTTGCGGCTTAGCTTGAGTAACCCCTACGTTATAAGAACCTCTTTCTGGATGATAACCACAATTACCCTCAGCAAACCAAAATCCCAAAAATTCCATCCAATCTTTACTAAATATAGATTCTTGCCCTTTCCATTTAACAGATTTTTGAACTCTCCAACTACCATTCTTATAAATATCTTTTGCATACTTAATTCCAAACTCTTTATCCCCCCAACGAGTCTCTTTCATCTTAACCCAACATCTATGATCTGGGGTCATCAAAGCATCTACCAATTGATTCTTTATTCCCAAAAGTTTTCCCTTGTACGGAACCTTATAATATTCCAAAGGTTTTACAAAAGTCATCTCCTCTGTGATGGGATCGTATTGGGATACTTTTTCTTCCCCCGTCAAATCTTTTAAAAACTTCCATCCACCATCGGTCAAAATTTCTGTTTCTTTATCAAAACAGGGGGCAGTAGTCATCCCTGTTGCATGCCATACATAAGCTAAATAAAGAGTAATTCCTGCAGCAAGATGCGTTTTTCCCAATCCGTGTCCAGACTTGACAGCTACTTTTCTATGCTCTACTAATGCTTTTATGATCTCTCTTTGTTTACTCCAAAGAGGAACAGGATCTCCAGGTTTCCATTCTTTAGGAGGCTTATCATCCCTCCATCCTTCAATCGGGATACCTAATTCATCTCTCCAAAATAGAAGAGGTTTTTCTTTATATCTCTTCATCAAATCTATTTCTTTTTCCACAGGATTTTGAGCTTCTTGTCTCTGAATTTCTTTACGAAGAATTGGTAATGGTAGGGGCAAATCAATTAAATTAATTAAATTAGGGTCTATTGAAGGATCTTCTATAAATGGTTTTATATCACTACTACGAATAATAGGTTTACGAGGACGCATAGGAGTAGGATTTGAAGGGGGCTTCTCTCCCCCTCCGTCTTTTCCTCTGCCGCCCTTGCCACGAATTAAAATCAAATCTCCCATTATATCCTCATCTATATGATTTTCTGAAAGGTTCCAAACGAAACATTAACATTCCTTCTGCACGAACTATACCACCTAACTCAGTTCCTACAGATATTTCGGGACCATATTGAATATCCCCTGTTCTGAGAGGAAGCCATCTAGCCGTACCTTTTGCTTGAGTATTCCCAAATAATCCTAACCGTCCTTCAAGTTCAATACGTTTCCAATTACTATCTTTCCAAGGAAGTCCCCAAAATTTTTCCTTTTGAGGGTCTTGATAAATCTTAATTTTTCCATCTGGCAAAATGTAAGCCCTAGTATAAACCTCTCCCCTAGACGGAGGGACTACTTGGGTGTCCCCCAATTGAATTTTCCTTGGAACATTATCTACTCCAACGATTGGGGGAACGTTAGGAATTTTTGCTACTTCTTCCGGGGGCAATTCATCGTCTGGGATGTATTCTACGGGCCTTGTTTCTGTCTTAGTTTTAGCTTTACCCTTCTTACTAGCCTTTGCTACAGCTGGAACTTGGGAGCCAGTCTGAACGGTTCCTCCTCCTTGAGTAATTACTTGCTCCATATTTGAATTTGGTTTATCTGAACGAAGATATTTCCAATATATAGCATACCCCCCTAGGGCAATAAAAATCAAAACTAACGTAGTTAAAAATATGATGATTTTTGGAGAAAGTCCTGGAACTTTCCTTTGAACACTTGAAACAATAACATCCTCTGCTTTTTGTTCCAATTCCCTTACTTTAGGAGCCGTCTTATTTGCTAATTTTTGTAAAAATTCGTGAATCACTGCTATCTCCTATACTCCAGTTGGTTTAGTAGCATCAGAAGCTACCGGAGGTTTTCCTTGCTCACTATTGAATTTAGAATTAACCCAATAACCATGACCGAGTTTAGCAAGACAAGAAGCCACCAAAACAGAGACTATTCCTACTGGACTAGTCCACCATTCTGGAGTAGGAAACATAGGTTGATTAACATACATCTCCTTTTCAGGATTCCAACGAATTAATACAAACATCTTTTCAATCCATCCCATAAGAATAGTAGACGCTAAAAATATTCCTACCCATGCTCCAAGATATTGATCAAAAATTCGAATAAATTTCCCCAACCATCCACCATTTGCCTCTGGAGCCATATCATCCCTCCTTATCAAACTTTAAAAGTTTCTTTTCTAACCTCTGCTTCCTATCTTCCAACTCCCTTTTACGCTCCATTAATTCAGTATTATTCGGCTTTTGCTTTAACCTATCTTCCGTTTGATATAAACGATCCGTGGTAACATCTATTTGTTGTTCAATTTGATGTTGCTGAAATGCCTTCCCCAATTCTGATACATCATATTGTTTTGCATAATGACACTCTACTGCCCAAGCCCCACCAAGAATAGTAACTAATATCCCTATAATGGTTCCCAACATTCTAAAACTTTTCATTTTTTTATTTTCCTTTCTATCACCCTAAATTACTCATTAAAAACTTTTCCATTTAGCATATCCTTCAATGCTATCAACGGAAATAATTTTCCTGGACAAGTTTTAAATTGATCTTTTTCCCAATCAAACCCATCCATTAATCCTGCATCTCGATGACCTATAATATTAACAGATTTAATTTCATAATTAACCATTAAAGCATAGCAAAGATCACGAAGAAAATATAATTTACGAAGTGGCAAAATTTCTATGTCATAATTTCCTACTACGCAAATACCTATTGATCTGAAATTCATATTAGCATTCTTACAATGGTATCCTTGAAAACCAATAGCATGCCCAGTCATTAATTTAATCTCCCCCTCTACCTCCTCAATCCCAAAATTATAACCTATATAAGGCCAAGGACTTTCTACAGTTTTATCTCCTGATGCCCTAAGTTCAGCTGCTTTCTCTGGGGATATTATATCTCCTCCCTTTCGAAAGGAAGTATGAAAACGAGAGATGGCTTTCCAATCCGCCGTTTGGCCATCTTTTGTAGCACTATTATGAATTACAATATATTCCGGTTTGTTCATGATATCTCCTACGTATTGATGACTGGAAGCAAAAGGTCTTCCTCTACATTTTGCTCCCCATATGTCGTATTACATTTAAAAGTAATTTTATAAACATCCCCACTAGTTCCCCCTTCAATCCAAGCATATACAATATTTCCTGATCTAGTTGCAGCAGAATATAACATTCCTGAAATAACGGGGGGTCCTACAGAATCATTTGTTACATTTACTCCATCTGATTGACGTGTGATCGTTACTGTAGGAGTTCCCGTAAGAGAATCCCCCGTTGCAATCGCTTTACCCGGAGTAAATTCCATAGAATAACGAAGGACTTCCCCCGGTTGTTTCGAACCATCTGCCATTTGGATTCCCATAATTTTTCCTCACCTTCGGGGTCTAGCTATGTATGCTCGTTTCCTACGTTTTGCTATGTATTCATGAGATGCTGGAATCTCTGCACTTGGAGAAGATGACGGAGATATTGAAGGAGAAGCAGAAGGACTAGCAGACTCACTACCACTAGGAGAAACACTAGGAGAAGCACTTTCTGATATAGACGGGGAGGATGAAATAGAGGCAGATTCCGAAACGGAAGGGGAAGATGATTCTGAAATAGATGGGGAAGCAGAAGGTGAAACACTTTCACTAGCTGACGGAGACAGAGACTCTGATGCAGAAGGTGATTCTGAAGGAGAAAGAGATTCACTTGCAGATTGAGAAGCAGAAGGAGACTGTGATTCAGAAATAGAAGGAGAAGCTGAAATAGATTCAGACGGAGAAGCAGACTGTGAGAGAGATTCTGAAGCCGAAGGACTAGCAGATTCTGATATTGATGAACTAGCAGACGGAGATTCACTAGGAGATTCTGACGGAGATAAACTGGGAGAACTAGATACACTGGAAGATTCACTTGCCGAAGGGGAAGGACTTTCACTGGCACTAGGGGACGCGCTTTCACTAGATCCCAAAGATGGAGATCCAGAAGGGGATATAGATGGAGAAGCAGACACCGAAGCAGATTCTGAAGCAGAAGGAGAAGGACTTTCTGATCCGGAAGGACTTGCTGAAATAGATTGAGATTCTGAGGCACTAGGGCTTTCACTAGGAGATTCACTAGGAGATTCCGAAGGACTTAAGGATTCAGATGCACTAGGAGAAAAAGACTCAGAAGCCGAAGGACTTGGAGATTCACTAGCAGAAGGAGAACCGCTTTCAGAAACAGAAGGGGACAACGATTCTGATGCTGAAGGACTTAACGATTCAGACGCTGATGGAGAGGATGATACACTTTCACTAGGGCTGGCAGATGGAGAAATTGACGGAGATTCCGAAGGAGAGATAGAAGGACTACCACTTTCAGATGCCGAGGGGGAAGAAGATTCACTAACTGAAGGCGATTCCGAAGGAGATGCTGATGGGGAAGAACTACTTGAAGTAGAGAAAGACCAAGGACTTGTCCAAGGACCCCAACTGGCTGACGGAGATTCAGAAGGAGATATAGAAGGAGAAGCAGATTCACTGCCACTAGGACTTAAAGATGGAGAAGAAGAAGGAGATGCACTTTCTGATGCAGAGGGAGAAGATGAAATACTTTCACTGGGACTTGTTGAGGGAGATTCTGAAGGGCTAGTGGAAGGGGAACCGCTCTCCGAAGCACTTGGTGACGGAGATTCAGAAGTGCTAGGGCTAGCACTCTCGCTAGCAGACGGACTTGAGGACTCACTAGCAGAAGGAGATTCTGATGGAGAACTACTAGCTGAAGTTGACGGACTCTCACTTGGAGAAGCTGATGGACTTGGAGACTCAGAAGCCGATGGAGATGTAGATGGGGATTCAGAAGGGCTAGAACTTGGAGAAGAACTTACACTAGAAGAAGGACTAGCAGAAGGAGATCCTGACGGAGATGAAGAAGGAGAGGCCGATGGAGATGTAGATGGGGATTCTGCCCAAACATATCCCTCATCATCTGCCCAAACATTTCCATCATCATCTACCCAACTCAACGCTTTGCCCTTACTCGCCAATAATATTTGGTAGAAGGAGCCAAAGTATTTACCTCAAAACTAGTATTTTCTGTTTCAACATCTACAACAACATTGGTAAACTCCCTATCAGTAGCTACTTGGAGATTATATAATATTGCTCCTATAACCGCTCCCCAAGTAAGGGTAGTGGGTCTAGAAATCCCCCCTGATCCAGAAGAAGGAGATATTAAAATAGGAACACTTTCAGCCCCCGTCCTCACTCCCCACGAATCGCTCACCCCGCCGATGGTCACGGTGCAGGAGATCGTTGCGTTGTGGGACGCCGAGGACGTTGTATGCAGCGCCACCACGTTATCGAGGCCCACGGTTCCCGCGTCGGCGGTGAACGCCGCGCCGTCTATCGCGTACTCGCACCCCGTACCGCTGACGGTGATCGCTGGCGTCTGCCCCGCGTCGATCCCCGCGACGGTCACGTTGTCGGGGGAGGGGGTAAGCGTGGACAGTTCCGCGCCGGTTACGTCCGCGCCGAAGGAGAAGGCGGAGGGGACCACATCGACGGAACCAGTAAGAGGATGCGGGTAGTCGTAGGCGGTATAACCTGGCATCTGGGTTCCATCGTTAATTACATCCCGCCCGTTCTCTATATACGTTGTTCCGCCCGCACCGACCCCCATTGTGTCGTAGGTGTTTCCCCAAATGTAGACGGGCGCGGAGGTCTGATTCGGTCCCACTCCGACCTGACCACGACAGGGGTATCCATTCGCGCTGTTCTCATCGAAGAAGGTGTTGCAGGACTCCCCGCCAGGGCAGTTCCCCTCTTCAGTACACGGCCTGTCTCGCGTCACCGAACAGAAAGAATACGTACCGGTTTCAGATAGCGTGTTCGGGGAATTTAATTTCCAGTCCGTTCCGTCACATGCTCCGCTCCACGATTCTGCTCCAACCGCCCTATACGTAGCAAAGCACCAATACGCACCACAACCGCTAAGATTAAATGTCCCGGAAATAGTGTTATTGTAAATGACACCCGTACCACCCCTGATCCAGTAACCAGCGCCAAGCGGAGAAGCCGCTCCCTCGCCCTTCCCGGTGAATGTGTTGTTGTAAATCTCGTAATAGGCAGGGCCAAGCCGAAATCCCGAGTCAGTGCCGTGCGTACCGATATTCGTACCATTTACGGTATTATGTCGGAACACCACTCTCGCAACGCCGCCAGTATCTAATGCCCCATCAGACCTATCGTAAAAGTTGAACGTATTGTTGTCTATATAGACGGCATTATCTGTGCCCATATCTGCCAAGAAGTTGCGCTCTCTTGCAGTAAACCCCTCAGGATGCCTCGCTGCACCAGTAACGCTAACACCTTGTTGTGTTACACCAACTAATTGCGTAAATATGTTGTTGTCGATAAGTCCACTAACTACATCGTTCGTGTCGCTTCCAACATAAATGCTTCTTCCGGTTGCGTTATAAAACCAATTACTATGTATTCTCCAGCCTGCTGACGTGGTTTGATTAAGGATGAACCCGGTCGTCTGTCCCGATCCTGTTCCAACGAATTTGAATCCCGTAATGGTAAACACTCTTGCCCCCGTGACGGTTATAGCGGTGCCGGTAGAATTGATAATAGTGCTGGTGGAACCTGCCCCCTTTAGCGTAATTGATTTATCCAGCGTCACGGATGTTGCCCATGTCACTTCACCCGCCGGACACTCTATCGTGTCGTTATCAATGGCGGACGATATTGCAGTAGCAACCGTAGCCCGTTCGCAATCCGGTAGGATGGCGTTAGATATTGACGGAAGAAACAAGAGAGCGATTATAAGCGACAGTTTTTTCATTTATATATCTCATACTTTAGGGTGCTTGCTGTGCTTGTGTTGGCCCATACCGCGCCGGTCCAAGTATCAATCACCTCAGTGGCCCCGGTTCCTTCATATGACCATTTAGCGTAATCTGTAGTGCTATAACCATCCGCGATTATGACCAGAAAGTATTTCGTAGCAGCACTCAAGGACACCGGGGAGGAAAACAAGAAAGTTGTGTATGATGCGGTTGTTTGATCTGGATCTGTGGCGGGAATTGTCGTAGCAGATACCGTATCGGATGTACCAAGAGCCGCACCAGTAGGTAAATTAGGGGTGCTTCCGTCACTAGCGTGAATATATGCGGTAAGGTTTGCCGTGGGAGATCCGTTCTTGAATATGCAAACCGTTACTTTAGTGATGGAAACTCCATCTACATCTGTTAAAAATTGCGCCCCCTTCCCGTAATGATTTGAGGCCCCGTTTATGTCATACGAACCAGACGTTGCGCCAGTTTCACCCTGCTCTAATGTGTAAGATACCCCAGTCGCCGTCCCACCAATCATCATCATCGTCGCCCCGCCCCCGGCGAAGGAGGGCGCGGCTATCAACAGGATCAGGAGTGCGAAAAGTATCTTCCTCATGGCGTGGCCTGCGTCCAAGTTCCCTGCTTACCGGCGACTCTCCACTTGACCGCCGACGTTGCGATCACGCAGATGTAGTCGCCCGCCGCCGCCGCCGTCGTGTTGATGATGGCTTCTCCTGCGTCCATCGTTATCCCGGCGAGGACGAACGTATCGGAGCCGTCCAGTTCAAGCGTGATCTCCAACGCGCCCTCTGTGGCGATGCAGGTGGACATACCCGTAGCGGCTGCGGGGAGCGTTACCGTACCGGCGGTGGTGATCGTGTTCCACGACCCGTAGACCTGCGCGGCTGTTGGAGATACCACGTTGTCGAGGATCATGATGCCGCCGGTCAGGGTGCCGGTCATAGGTAATGCAGTTATTTCTGTCCAGGTCCCACTAACATTGTAATAAAATTTTATTTCCCCACCAGACGTAATTACTATCCCCCTATCACCATCTGCCTTACCCGCAATGGCATCTAGACTGGCGAAAGAGTCCTTCCAATAAAAATTAGCCGCTTCTACTCCACTAGAAAACAATAAACAGAAGATTGCAAAAACTAACATTAACCTTTTCATCTTTGTCTCCTTTCAGACATTTGCGATTTCCCAATTTGGAACCGGAGAAAACTTATTTATAATCCAAGAAAGTGGATATTTCGCTTTCGGCCATTTATTATTAAGCCATATATCTCTGGAATATTTTCTAGCCCTTTCTTGTTCATTTCCACTAATCTTATAAGGAAATCCAAAATCCCCCCCTTGGGTCCTAAACATATGGGCATACCAAGTTTTTTTATTTACTACATGTTGCCCTCCAGATAACCAAGATTTACAAGCTATTTCAGTTCCCATTTGTCCCCAAGAACCATGCCCTTCATCTAACCCATCTAATTCCCAATATCGTTTACGTTGCATCATCCAACAAGCTCCTAAAGAAGACATTAATGGAGCAATATCTACTTTAGCCTCTGGTCTCTTACCAAATGCTCTCCAATACTGAAAAACTAAATTATTATCAAATCTCATAAAATCACTTTTACGATTTAATCTTGGTTTCCAAAGCATAACTCGTTCAAAACCCTCTGATTTATTGCAAACATCACAAATGATAGGAGTAGGACCTTGATATGTTCTATTCTCACAAGATTTACATTTCCAATCAAAAGCATGAAGATTATATAAACGAGGGACCATAGTCATATCATATTGACAATCTTCCATCATTTTTACGTCAAATCCTTCATCAACTGCACAATGGGCATCTAATTTCATTACAAACTTTGCCCTACTAATTCTGGCCGCTTCATTTGTTGCCGCCCGTTGACCGATAGATACTGAATGATGAACAAGCGTCACACGAGGGTGATCTTTAATAACAGGATTAGCCCAAGCACCATCTAAAATAGCAATAATTTCAGTATCTCCACGGATATTCGCCAATACATTTTCAATTGTTTGAGAAAGGAACATTTCATTACGGGAGGGAATGAGTATACTTAATGATTTATCTCCGTTTACCATTGAGAACGTCCTCCAATTTTCCCCAAGGTTCTAATTCAAATCTTCTATTTTTTCCCCTTCTTGGCCCAGTAAAATTATTCCCATGCCTAATATCAATATTTGGAATTACTGTTTTAAAATCTCTTGCATGATGCTCAGTAATATACCTCTTTAATCTTACTCGAACGGATCTCAAAGAACGATATTTAGTTAATCTCATTGTTTTATTATAATCTGCTGCCCCTGGTTCTCCTATTGCTCTAGTAGGATGTCTAATCACCCAAGCAGGGTCACCTAAAATTCCTATTTTTTCTTGGGTGGCATTTAAAAGTAATTTGGTACTACATATAAGTTGAGATTGAACTCTACGACCTTTGACATAAGAATACATTCCATCCCATTCTGGATGATTAGGATTAATATACTGAGCTAACCAAACATTATCATTATACCAAAAATTTTCTTCATCTGGAGGAACCCATTTAAAATGCTCTTCCGAATAAATGCAATCATGTTCTGCAAAAGCAATCCATTTAGTTTTTATTCTAAGTAATCCTTCTAACGTTTGAGTATCCATAGATAATCCAGATCGTCCTATTTCTCCTGTACAAATATTTTCTCCAAAATCAATAGGTTTTTGAGAAACAGAAATAATAGGCAAACCACAAGAAGATTCCAGCAAAAGTCTTCTACAACTATCCGCTATAAACGGATCAAGTTGATTATCGGTCAAGTATAAAATAGTTGTGTCTAGATTTTCCGTAGCCATCCTCCTCTAGTAACAGCAAATAAAAATTTATTTTCTAATGGCTCTAAAACAAATTTTTTAGTTTTTTGAAGGTACCAATCAACCGCTTCCCCCGGTCCATATTTATTAGCAGTTTTAGTATAACAATCTTCTGCTACCATATATTGCCCTTTTGTAACTATTTTTCCATAATGAGATAATTCTCGTTTTACATGACGACGGGAATGGTCTGAATCTAATACTACCATAACCGTTCCACCTTTTACCATTTTCTGAACTGTATTTAAAATGCCCACATCCGTACTTGGACCAAGAAGGTAAGTTATTCTAGGATGAGAAAGACGTTCTATAGGATCAATATCTATAGAAATAACTTTTCCTTTACCATTTATATCTAACATATCCGCAAAAAAGAGAGCAGAACCCCCAAACCTAGTACCAGTTTCTATAATAAAATCAGGCTTGTTAGCAAAAATTACTTCAGAATATAAAAGTAAATCAGTAGGATATTTAACCACCCGTACCCCTCGCCAAGTCGGTTCATTCTTTCCTCTATTAATACGATGTACGTGCCAATAGTAAATATCTCTCATATCTTGAAGCATAACGTTCCTTTTTTCACTCATTTTTTCCATAATCTCTAGATCCCCCATTTCGCCCTCACTTTTAAATAATCTTCCATATGTTTTGATAAAGCAAATCTAAAAACAACCTCTGATAATTCCCCTGGATAATTATGAGTTCTATTAAAATCTCTATGTTTATGAGCATACCAAGTTTTTTTATTTAACATTAATTTTCCACCAGCATTCCAAGTTTTAAACAACATCTCCGTAGTATCTTGATAAAGAATTCCATATCCATTTGAATCTAATCGTACTATAACTTTTTCCCACCAAGATTTATTCATTAACCAACAAGATCCTTGCATAGCCATCGTTTCATCAATAAGAATATCTTTTCTTTCCCTAGTTCTAACTTTCCAAGCCATAGCTGAAAATTTACGTCTACCGTTAGGCTTTTCAATAATAAGTAATTTTTCATAATCAATATATTTATTCCCAATAATTTCCCATTTAACGGGGTCAAGAAAATAACGTCTAGGAACCATAATCCAATTATCTTCTATTTCTTCAATGAGTAATCTATCATAACCAGGCCCAAACATACAATGCTCATCTACTCTCATAATATATTTACTAGAAGCCACCAATACTCCAGTATTAATAGCCTCTCTCATACCAAGATTAACTTCATGTTTTTGAATTTTAATACGAGGATCATTTTTAATTGAAATTTTAGGAGTATAGCCATCTAATACAAGAATAATTTCAATATTTAATTCTGAATTATCTAAAAGAGAATCAATTGTTTTATGCAAATATAAATCATTATGAGACGGAATGATAACTGATATATCTGTCATTATTAATTTTTTTCATTATTCATATTATTACTCTTCCGCTCCTATCCCTTCTCCATCAGATAACATCCCGCGACTTCTTTCTGCTACAGCTTCATGGGCGCGAGACATTCTATCTGCCAACGTATGTTTCATCTCAATAACATCTCGCCATCTCTTCGGAGAACGATTCTTTAACCAGAATATACAACTTACGGGGTCAGGTGCATACTCCTTAATAGTGACTTGAACAGGTTTTCCAGCTTTCTGAATTATCTCTTTAACTTGATATCCTAAAGCTCTCTTGAAAAGAGCTTGCTCCACCTTACCGTTAGGATCTTCCTTAGCATCGTTCAACATCTCCCAAAAATCAGGATAATTTTGAAGCATCTTACTAAATTTACTGGGGGTCATTCCAATAGCTACGGCAATCTCACTATTCGTTAGGCCAGCCTTAGCCAAAACGAGAACAAGTTTTCCAGCGTCCATTTCTGTATAAGCAAGTTCAGGAATTACCATATCATCCTCCCATTACTTTCCAGCTACTTTACGACAAATCCATCTCCAAGCTCGATCAAATGGGTAACAAATTAAAAGTATGATCCAATAAAAAATTAATGATCCCCACCAAAGTTTCTTTGATTCCTCGGGCATATCATTTTTCCTTTATTTTGGTCGCATCGAATCTACTTGAGCTTTACAATTATCAGGAACTAAGGTTAGTTTTCCATGACTCCCATATCCTTTCACTTTTCCACATTTCGAGCAAACTTGAATAGAATGAGGGCAATATCCTTTCTCAGCATATATTGGATATTTAATTTTCAACTCTTCAGAAATAGTACCAGGTTCCTTAAAACAGGAATCTATAAAGGAACGAGTGGGACCGATACATCTTTCATGATCTACATCTTCAACCCGAATCCATTTATGAAATAGACACACGATCTTCTTTCCTTCCTATCAACTTATTTAAAAATGATTGAAATTTCCCAATCTTCGTTAAATTTATTTCTTTTTCGCGGTCAACAGAAATATCTACAGATACGGAGGGAGGACTAGAATCTTTTACCAATTTTCTCAAAACAAGAAATTCTTTTTGTATCTTCTCTTGAAAGACTTCAGCCTCTATCTTATTTCCTTTCACCAATGACTTTCCAGAACGATAATTCCAGATGGAGATAGCCAAGCAACGCTCAACAATTTCCCGTTCCTTCGTATTGAGCATAATTTTCCCTCCATTCCCCGGTATCTTATATCTACTCCACGCTACAGTAAACCGTTAAGTTGGAATTCGTTCCCCTCAAATTTAAATTTCAAAAATTAACTTCTATACTAAAAATTGAAAATGGTCCCTTTTGAAAAACTTTCTGAAAAATAGACCCCCATTCCCCCCATCAAATTTAACCCTATCAATAGAAATTTCAATCCCGCCAAAAAGAAGTCTCTCTTTCCTTCGTCAGAGGAGAAAACCTAACAGTTTGTTTTTGTCTAGGATTGTCTCAAAGTTTTAAAGAAGGGGAAGACTCGACCTATTTTCTAGGACAAATCTCTGACCATTTTTAACTAAAAATCCTATGAAAAGGTTTCTTAGAAATCATATGATAAACTTAAAAATTAGAAAAGACATAAGGAGAAGGTTTAGGAAAATGGCTTTGAAAAGTAAAATTAGAGTTTCAAGCCATAAACTTTCATAAGAATCTTCTGAAAATTAAAATTAGGATCAGAATAATAGAAAACTAGAGAATCAGAACTAATAAATTACCAAATCAACGAGGAAATAAGGCTTTGATAGGGGCTAAATCTAGAAAACGTGGGGAGAAAGTAAATTAAAAAATTTCAGAACGAAGAAGAGTTCAAATAAAGTTTCAAAACGGGATAAAGGGTTAAATCTAAAATTTCAAAACTAACTTATATCTAAAATTTTGGGAATGATACCTTTCTATGAACTCCTACAACCGAGATATCTTCTATTCTGATGGGGAATCTAACAGTTTGATTCCGTCTAGGATCAATTTAGTTAACCGGAATAGGGGAAACTATGCCCTTTCTAATTGAACCCGATAATAAGCCATTAGAATCAATCTTCTTTTCTTGAAATCATATCATAACCATAGAAATCCCCCGCAGAGAAGGGGAGAAGTTAAAAAAATTATGAAAATGGTATCTGAAAAGTAATTTAGTCGATAGTAATCATATTATCGTCTTGATATTGGTAAATTGGCTATAAGAGTGGGGTAAAAGGAAAATTAAAATTTGAAAATGGAGATAAATTTCAGAAGGTGGGGGTAAATGGGGTAAGATATAGGAAATGATATCATAATATAAAACTAAAATTTCAAAGTGAATAGAAATTTCAGAAGGTGGGGAGAGGGAAAGGGTATCGACCATTGGGGGATTTTCTCCCCCCTATCCCCATACCAGTAGTATATCCATATCATATGATAACGAGGATTGATTCAGTTGACTTATTTCACCATCTCCCATATCCCGTTCAGTTAGATATGACAC